ACCCATAGGTTGTCCTACGGCATCTCTCAATGTAAGATCTGAATCGATTAATTTCTTGGTAGATTTATTATGTAATAAAACATAATCTCTTCCAATTAATAAATCGGCTCAAAGCTTAGCTAATTCTTCTCCAATCAAAGAACTTAAGATCTTAACCTGTATTACCATTGGTAATCGGTCAGTGGCAGCAGACAAGTCGTAACCGTAACAGCAATTATATTTAATCGCTTTTCGGTTAGCCCTGTCAAAACTAGCCCCTTGATCAAAGGTTCCATCATTAGGAAGCTTAGATAGAAGTTCAAATACCTTATCGTGGAGTGGTCTTAGAAGAGATTGAGTTCAACTATCAACGATAGCAAAAACTCTAATCTTTCCAGCCGCCTCTCTCTTGATTGATAAACGACCTAAGTAGGGTTTGTCTACGACATTAACCCAACCTGGTTTCGTATTTAGAATTATAGAATTATATAGGCGTCTAAGCCCATGTGACTCTGATAACTCTAAAAATCTTTCAAAAGGTTGACGGAGATCGGAACTATGAATTAACATAGCATCTAATACCATACCTCCTCACGATTTCTTAGAAGAGGGTGACGCAGTTTCTCTAAACAAGAAACGGTCAGACCCGATATATCCCCATCCAGGAACCTTAAAGTATCCAATAAATGAAGGGCTATGATTAGCCATTCATCCACCGATTTCCTCAAGGAACTTAGGATCACCGTTATAAGGAGAAGTTATAGTTTCTAACTTTAACTTACCTGGGATTTGAATAACTCGATAAAGAGAGAAGAGTGTAGTATACATTCTTATCACTTTAGAGTTACCAGACAATATAGATTGTCTATCCCTAGTACCTATTATAACAGGTAACCCAGATTTTGTTAATCTAGGTAAAGGATAATCCGGTTCTATCTCTCTTAAAGAACCGAAAGGTTCTTTTGCTATTGCTTTACTTATAGCAAGGCTACATGCCTTTAAGTAAGCAACGGTATAAGAAGATCCATGGCGTCTTGTCATAACTACAAGATAGTTCGCAAAACGATGATATAAGCGGAGTCTAGCATTAGCTTTACTCGCAGTCTTTAAAGATAAAAACAAAAGTTTTCATCCAAAAGAACTGAAAGCACTAGATAAAGATTTATCTTTATCCAGACGTATCACTCGATCCATATTATATGCTTTATTGGATGTGAAGAAACGGGATATCTTGATTTGAGAATACATTTTTGTTATTTTCATATTAAGTTATTTTGTTTCTATCTCGACTGAGTTTATTCTCAGAAGGTACCACATACAATGCAGGACAATACTTTTAGTATTGTGTTACAGAGTAACCATAAAATGTGTAAAGCGAGTCTCGCTGTTCCATAATCTTTCGAAAATGGGACGACAGACACAGGCCGCCAAACCCCTGATATTTTAAACTCAATGTTTAAAGCTATATCAGGCACTACAGAAT